CACCGATCCTCACTGGGGCATGGGCTATCCGCAGGACACCATCGGCTGGAGCTTCTGGAATGCCGCGTGGGCGCTATCCAGCGAGGGTTTTGGACTAAATTTGATCTGGACCCGCCAACAGCCCATCGAGAGCTTCATCGGTCAGGTGATCGATCATATCGGCGGCATTCTCTACACCGATCCCGAACGTGGAACCTTCGAGCTGAAACTGCTGCGTGACGATTACTGGATCGACAGCCTGCCGCAGTTGGGACCCGACGAGATCGTGCGGCTAGAACGCTTCGAGCGTGCCCAGTGGGGCGAATTACCCAACGAACTGACTGTGGTCTACAGCGACTGGCAAACCGGCGGCGACACCACCGTCACCGTAGAAAACCTCGCGGCCATCCAGTTGCAGGGTGGCGTAATCAACCAGCGCCGCGATTATCCCGGCGTCAACTATGGGCCGCTGGCCGCGCGGCTGGCGCTGCGTGATCTGCGAGCCTTGGGCTCACCGTTGGCCCGGATGAGCCTGACCGTGGCACGCGACACGCTGGAACGCGCACCGCTGCCGGGTGATGTATTCCTGCTGAACTGGCCACGCTTGGGCGTGGATCAGATGGTCGTGCGGGTGACTGGCATCGACACCGGCACCTTGGGCGCTGCCGAATGGCGCATCGAAGCGATGGAAGATGTGTTCGGCATGAGCAACACCGTGCTCTCGCCCTCGCCACCGCGCGTCGAGGAACCGACCATCGATCCATTGCCGCCTACGTTGGTGCTGGCCGTCGAAGTGCCGTATTGGGAACTGGCGCGGCGCTTGTCGCGGGCCGATCTCGCGTACCTGACCGACACGGACACCTACCTCGGCGCGCTGGCCGCCGCCGGTGGCAGCGGGCAGTTGAATTGGCAACTGGCTACCGGCGCTTCAGGCGGCGACATCACTGCCGTGGTGGGCGAAGACTACGCACCACTGCTGACGCTTGATGCAGCCTTGCCTGCCAGCGAGGTCGATTCCATCGGCGTGCCGGTGACGGCCATCAGCCAGCCGGAGAGACTGGCCGAGGGCGACTACGCCTATCTGGTGGATGCCAGTGGGGCGATTGCAGAGGCAGTTGCCATCCTCGCTTTCGATGCTGCCAACGCGACCATCGATCTCGCACGTGGCGTGCTCGACACCACACCCCAAGCACATGCCTCGGGGACTCGTTTGATCGGTGTCGGCGAATGGCTGGCATCCGAAGGTGCGGAGCGCGCCCCGGGCGAATCGGTGTTCGTGGGCGCGATTCCTCGCACGTCGACCGATCAGGGCGATCCTGTGTTGGCTGCCAATGGGCAGCCGATGGTGCTGGCCGGTCGGCAGGCTTTGCCGTATCCACCCGGTCGTATCCGCCTCAATGGCCAGACCGAGCCTGCCGTGGTGGCCGGTGATCTCACCGTCGCGTGGGCGCATCGCGACCGCACGCAGCAGACCGCCTACCTCGTGCAGCAAGACGAGGGCGATATCGGGCGGGCCATGGGCGTGACCTACACGCTACGCATATGCAATCGCAATGGCGTGCTGGCGCACACCGAAACGGGACTGCTCGGCACCACCTTTATCTGGACGGCAGTTGCTGCCGCGCTGGATGCCGGTGCGCTGGGTGACCGGATCACCGTGGAGATCATTGCCGAGCGTGATGGCTTGAGCAGTTGGCAGCCACAGGTGCGCGTCATGGATCGAGCGGGCTACGGCCTGCGCTGGGGCCAGTATTGGGGAGGTGTGTGATGGAGGCACGTATCGATGTTCATCTGCTGACAATGAACGAGCCTGCTGAATGGCGCGAGGCCTGCATTGCCAGTCTTGACGGTGCGCTGATCCAGTTGCACGTGCTGCCGGGCATCCCTGGCCGCATCGGTGAGGCACGCGCGGCAGGCTATGCACAAGGCACGCTGCCGCTGGTGTCCTTTGTCGATCCCGACGATTTGTACGAAGCCAGCGCCTTCACACAACTGGCCGACGCGCTGGATGCCTGCCCCCAGGCCGTGATGGCCTACACCGACGAAGCACTGACCGACGAAAACGGCCAGGACATCGCCGTGCGGCGTCTGGCCTACAGCCGTTGGCAGCACGCCAACAGCGCCAGCCATGTTCACGGCCTGATCGTGATGCGCCGATCTGCCGTGGAAGCCGTGCTCAAGGAAACCACCGACCTCAACAGCTTTGCCGACTGGCTGCTGACCCTGCTGGTGGCCAAACGCGGCGGCGTGCTGTACCTGCCCATCGTCGGGCGTCACTGGCGGCAGCACCCGCACCAAAGTCATCGCACGGGCGATCCGGAAGCAGTCCGGCGCATTCGCCAAGCATCGAATCTCTGGAGATAGACCATGTCATCAACCGACCCGAACCTTGGACTCAATTACGGCTGGACGCTCGGTGAGAGCGGCTGGGACACCGGCATGGACGCCAATCTCAAGCGCCTCGGCGCAGTGGTTGGCCTATCCGTGAAAGACCGCGACCTGACCACGCCACCGGCCAGCCCCACCAACGGCGACCGCTACCTCATTCCTGCCGCCGCCACCGGCGTGTGGGCAGGCAAGACCAACCAGATCGCCGTGCGCATCGCCGATGCCTGGGAGTACCACACGCCCACGATCGGCTGGCTGTGCTACATCGAGGACGAGGCCAAGCTCTCGGCCTTCAAATCCACCGGCTGGAGCGCAGGCCTCGCCATCTGAATTTCCATCCCTTCGCAACCACCTGAACCCGCCCACGAGGCGGGTTTCGCATTTCTGGAGACCGCCATGACCGAACCCGAACAACAACAGCCTGCGCTCGTCGAGAACATGCTCCTCTTGCGCCGCGAGGACTTCGACGAACTGCTGGACCGCGCCGCTGAACGCGGAGCCGAGCGTGTCCTGACCCACCTTGGCCTGGAAAACGGCCACGCCGCACGCGACATCCGTGAGCTGCGCGACCTGCTCGAAGCCTGGCGCGATGCCCGCCGCACTGCGTGGCAAACCACCGTCAAGGTCATCACCACAGGCATCCTGGCCGCACTGCTAGTCGGTGCCGCCATCAAGTTGAAACTGATGGGAGGCCCGCAATGATCGAGACACTGCTTGGTGGCCTCCTCGGCGGGGCATTCCGTCTTGCACCTGAAATCCTCAAATGGCTCGACCGTAAAGGCGAGCGTGGCCACGAACTGGCGATGCAGGACAAGGCGCTGGAGTTCGAGAAACTGCGTGGCGCGCAGCGAATGTCGGAAATCGGCGCGGGTGCCGACGCGGCATGGAACGTCGGAGCCATCGAAACCCTGCGCGAAGCGGTTCGCACTCAGGGCGAGAAAACCGGTGTGCGCTGGGCCGATGCGCTGAGCTCCAGCGTCCGCCCGGTCATCACCTACTGGTTCATGGCGCTGTACTGTGCGACCAAAACAGCAACAGTCGCAGCCGCTGTGACAGGTGGCACAGGCTGGGGCGTTGCCATCCTGTATGCCTGGACGGAGGCAGACCAAGCCCTCTGGGCCGGGGTGCTGAACTTCTGGTTCCTCGGGCGCGTATTTGACCGGGTGCGGCCGTGATCGAGGTGCCGAAGGCGGCCATCGAACTGGCCAAGCGCTTTGAGGGATTCGAGCGTAAGGTGAAGCGCGGAATCGAGATCACTGCCGTTCCCTATATCTGCCCAGCAGGGTTCTGGACGATTGGATACGGCCATCTCTGCGATCCCAAGCATTCGCCGATCACGGAGGCAGAGGCTGAGGTCTATCTGGCGCGCGACCTGCAATCGGCACTCGCCGCGACGCTGCGCTACTGCCCGGTGCTGGCCACAGAGCCAGAGAGCAGGCTCGCTGCCATCGTGGATTTCACCTTTAACCTCGGCGCTGGGCGGTTGCAGACATCGACGCTGCGACGGCGCGTCAATCAGCGGCATTGGACTGCTGCGGGCCAGGAGCTGCGCCGGTGGGTCTATGGGGGCGGAAAGGTGCTGCCCGGGCTGGTGACTCGGCGGGAAGCGGAGGTTGCTCTGATTCTCTGACCTGCCGATTTACGCGCGGAAGATATCCACCTTCGTTTCAAGGCACTTGCGCAAGCTCAGATCATTCGCGCCCACCTCGAACCAACCTCCGGGCTTCTGGAAGAAATCCAGCCCCCGGCCAATCTTGATCACCCAGCCGTTGTCGATACGAATCTCCCGATCGTGCATGTTCGGGTTGAGCTTTACCTCCAGCTCGACATCCAACTCCAGCAGGCTTTGCTTCAGTTCATCAAGCTTCTCTGCAATGTCGGCCAACTGGGTCTTGTCGTCGTAGCCGGTGATCAGGCTGATCTTCTTCACGGTTCCAGCCTTCAGCACTGTCTCGCAGAAGCGCACAAAGTTCTGAATCTGGTGCTGCAAGCGAATGTACGGGTCCTCGATCACGACGGACTTCGCACCCTGCAGATACGGACCGATGATCGACTCATAGCTGTACCCGGTATCGCCATAGAGAATGGTGAAGTGCTGTTCCTTGAGTTCGACCAGTGGCAGCGAAATTACAATAGGGGCCGGTGATATCGGTGCCGGTACTGCTGGAGATTCCGTAGTAGCAGGCACCGGTTGCTCAGTGGGTTGCACCGCAATCACCTCTGCAGGCTGCCCATTCGCCTGATTCAAGCGACGGCGAGCTGGCTCCTGTGTTGCCGATGCATCCTTGGACTCAGGGCAGAAGACCACCACCTCCTCACCGCTGGCCTTGAAGTAGGACAGGTTGATTCGCGCAAACTCGTCATCCGGTTTGCGCTTGTTCATCTGCTCCTTGACGCGGCGGCGGCACTCCGTGGCATAGGCCACGTATTCCTCGAACTCCTCATCCGTCGGCGGCCCGTTGGGGTGCAGCACCTTCAAGAACGCGCAGACGGTCTTTTTGATGCCTTTCTCGTCGCGCCCCTCGATTGATTTGCCGAGCCGAATGCGCTTGCTCACTTCCTCATACCGATTCGTGTGCTTGAACTGGTAGTGGAAAGCCTCCGCCAGGTAGTCGGTGATGAAGCCGTAGTTGCTGGTCAGGAACTCGCTACTGTTCTTGGGCATCTCCCAGCCTGGTATGTACGCGGCGAAGCGGTCCATCACGGCCAGGTCGAGTTCCGGCGGTAAGGGCTGAAACAGATCGTGCTCGTTGGAGTTGACCACCTGCTGCACAGATACATCGATGTTGCCAACAAAACTCAGGCTGGCGTCGGCGATGACTTCGGCCCCGCGCGAGAAGCGTCCGTTGGCCATGAAGTCCTTCATGATCTGGATGGTGTCCGGATCGCGCACTTTGATCCCGCCAACCTCGTCAAAGGCAACCGTGTCCCAGAAGCCAACCAAGCCCACCTTGCGGCGCGCGTTGTTGTAGAACAGCGTTGCCTTGGTCGCTTGGCCGCCCGAGATCAAGGTGGCGTAGGGCGAGAATTCACTGAAGAAATAGGACTTGCCGGTGCCGCGTGGTCCCAGCTCGATGTAGTTGTAGTTGGGCTCAACCAGCGCAGCCAACCTGGCGATGAAGTGCATCTGCACGCGCTTCGAGAGCTTGCTGGGTTCCAGTCCCACAGAGCGTAACACCGCCGCGAGCCACTCATCACGCGTGAATGCCCCGCGCCCCTCTGCATAACGGTCGAAGTCAAAACGAGTCAGCTGGATCGGCCGCAGATCCTCAATGGAAAACGCATAGTCGTCTTCATCTATGTCGTTGTGCGCCAGGGTCACCTCCGCCCAAATGCCACCTTCCAGCAACCTGTCGTTGTCGCGGTAGAACTTTTCACCAATCGCGATGCGTTGTGAGTTGAAGTTCTCCAGCGATGCCCAGTGGCGCTTTTCTTTTTCGACGTAACGGACATGGACCTTGTCGATGAAGCGATGCTTGCCCTTGGTGGCGACCTTGGACTGCGCGGCGTTGGCCTCGTCCGGCCTAACGTAGTTCTCCTGCAGTGACGACAGCACGGCCTCCATGCCAGCATCCATCTCGGCCTGATCGTTGCTGGCGCAATACTTGGCAAGCAGGAACTCCAGGACGAACGTCGGGACGTTGGTGCCTTTCTTGATTCGATGCAGCAGGTCCTTGCGTAGCACCTTGCCGTCGAATGTGGCGTTTAATTTTTGGTCGAGTTCGTCCATAGGGCTCATTCCGTATAGTCGGTTTCAAGCGCCAGATTGCTGTAGGCCGCCAGGGTTGTAGGGTTCAGCGCCTTGACCGAGAACTTGCCTCTGAACTCATCATCCATTCGCAGCGCAATCTGCTTGCGTTGGCCTGACATCAGGGTCACGGTTCTGGTCGCGGGGTTCACATCCCCGCCTGGGCGCGGCTCTCCCACTACGTTGCCCTTGCTGTCCTGCGCTTCCAGCAGGATCTCCACGTTCATGTCTTGCGAGAACATGTCGTCAGCCACCAGTATCACTTCGATGACCGGCAATCGCGTAGTAATTCGTTTGGCGCCATTCTTGTAGCTCAGCTCCACCACCACCTTGCGCAATTCCGCATGTGCGGCGGTGTCCAGCCGGGCCACCAGCACCGGCACAACGGCCTCCGCCAGTGATGCCCCACCGTGGAAATACAGATGCCCCGAGCGATAGGGGGCCATGCTGCGCGGCAACGCCACCTGAGTGAAATCTCCGCGAATGCCGACCTTCTCAGCGCTGACGACCAGGCTATGAGCGTCTGCGGTGCCGTCGCCCAACATGATGCGGTCATGGGCGTTCACCGGCCATTTCCCTTGGGGTTTCACGCACACATCGCCAGCCTCCGCTTGTGCGTTCAGGAAGAAGCCATGGTCGGTGACGATGACCGCCTCTTTGAAGCCCATACCACGCAGCTTGTGCAGCGCAACCCGAATCAACTTCAGCGTGCCGGGGATCAGCCCCAGTGTTGTCTCTGGATTGCTCTCCAGTTGGCTATCGATCTCGGTGGAGCGCAGCACCAGCAGGTCGACGGTTTCGGCAAACTTCGGATTGCCGCGTACAAATTCGTTGAGAGGCATCTCCTCGAAGCGGTCGCCGTACTTTTTGCTCAGGACGCCCATTCGCTGCGCAACATTGCTCACCGGTGCCCCTGCCAGCTTCGGCACCAGGGAATCGTTCTCCAGCGATAGGGTTAGTCCCGTGCGAGCACCCGGCAGCAAGCTCGCCATGCCCACGAGGGTAATGGTCGGTAGCTGCGCATAGGCCGCTTGCAGCTCGACGGGACCGTCTTCCGCCAGCAGCTTTTCGAGGGCCACGCCCAACTCGTAACGCAGGGCGTCCACCATCAGGTAGGCCACCTTGCGCCCGCTTTCCTTGAGGCGATCTGCCACCAGGCGATCAAAGGCATCGGCGTTGGCCAGTCGCCCAGTCGGCGGCCATCCCGTAGTCTCGACGTGCCTCACGAACACGCCCTGGACCTTTTCGGCCAGGCGCCGGTAGCGGGCCCGAGCCTGGCCGATAACCTCATGCATCAAGCCATGTGGGTCAAGGAAGTCGCCCGCCGCTTGCTCAAACTCGCGCTGCAAGCGATCTGCCTCGCGTAGGCTGCCCAGGTAGAAGTCGATGAGCTCCGCTTGCGAGCGGGAGTGATCCGGTAGCTGGCGCTCAAAATCGTCGCAGGCCTCAACCAGGCTCAAGCCAGACCGCACCAACTCCCACTGGGCCTGGCTTTCGCCCTTGCCGAGCCATACCGAGCTCTTATGGCGAGTGAGCACACGGCGCGTGGCATCGGTGTCGCCGCTGACAATGCCCTTGATCGCGGTGCGTAGGAAGGTCCGCTCTTCGAAGGGAAACGTGTCGCGCTCGCCCAGGTCTTCAATCGCACCGCACAGATCGGTCAGGTTGAGCTCCGCCTCGGTGGTCTCGGCACGCTCGATGTATATCGCGCGTGACTTCGGGTCGCTGCGCAGACGGTCGCACACATCCTCGACGATGGGTTTGGCTTCCATCGGTGCGTGCGGCACACCCTTCAGTGTGTCTGGCAGTGCCACTGGCAAATCGAACACGAATTCACTGAACAGCACATAGCGCCACAGTTCATCCGCCAGGGCAGACCAGGTCTTGCCGCGGGTCTTCACGCTCAAGCCCAAGGTAGCGCGGAGGAAATCCCGCGCCTCTTGCACCCAACCTTCCTGCCCCTTGAGCGCTTCGGCTTGGCTGGTACTCGGGGCCAGCAATGCGGCCAGAATCTCGCGGCCGGACTCCACCCGCAGAGTGGCTCGCAACTGGGGCCAACTCACACCGCCGCCAATGGCATCGATCACTGCAAAGGTCGGCCCAGAGGGAGAGGTGGCAAAGACCTGCCGGATCTCGGTCGCGTGATCCGGCCTGGCGCGCAGGCACAGGCTCAGGTACTCGTCGCCATCATCTTGCGGGAACACCGCGCCGCATTCCGCGTACAGGGCGAATGGATCAGCTTGCTTCTGCTCGTCGGTTTCCGGGCGCTTAGCAGGTACGTAGATCAACACACCTTCAAGCGGCGCCTTGGGCTGGCCCACCTCTCGCAGTGCCTGCAGCGCCGCCTCACGGCTTTCGATGCTGCTTTCAGACGCATCCACCACCCGCACCTTGTCGGCCGCCAGATCGAAACACTGCTCGCGGTAGCGCTTGTCGGCGTCGTACACCACCAAGGCGCCAGCTTGCTTAAGGCGCGGCCGCAGCACGCTTTCTCGAATGAATTCTGCAATCGTCATTTGTCACCCCGCAGGCTCAGGATGGACATCACCTCCTTGAGCATCTTGTCTGTTCGCGCCGTAATGGCGGCCTCGTTCCAATCATCGCGGCTGGCCAAGTCCGCATTCAGGTACAAGCCGTTGCGGTACCCAATGAAATCACCCTGCTCGTTCTTGCGATCCCGCTTCTTCAAGAATTCCATCGTGCCGAGCTTGGAGTTGTAGCCACTCAGGGTCAGGTTGCCGAGCTGGTGAGCACAGCGCTCGCGAATGACAGCTGCAGTGCCTTTCTGATCCCCTTCGAGCATCGTCACCCAGCCCGGCCCCAAGTTCTCGGTCTTCGGCAGGATGTGTTCGACAGTGAATACGGGGCGATCATTGGCGTCATGCACCCACAGGTCGCGTTTGTTTTCCCGGGTTTGGTGTGTCTCTTCCAGCTTGCACAGCATGAACCGCGTGGCGTCGTAATTCTCCAGGTACACGTCACCCTTGAGGCGCGACTCACAAACATCCTGCGGGGCTGCTCGTCCTAGCAACCAATCACTGCTCTGCTGGATGAAGCCGTCCAACGCCGTGATCTCGCCACTGCGAATCTGCGTCAGCAGGTGGCTGACCAGTTCCATGAACATCGGGTCGAGTTCGCGGGTGGGCGGCATATCGGTGAGGTTCCGCCAAAAGAACCACTTGGTGAGCAAAGTGGCCAGACGGCTCACTACATCACCCTCAGTCCATTTCTGGCTCTGCGCCACCTGGCTGGCCCACAGCAAGAATGCGTAAGCCGGCGCGGCCCCCAGGCGCTGCAGGTCTTGCAAGGCCGCTGCGGCAGCGTCGCCCCATTCCGCGCGTGCGACGGTGGGGTTGAGCAGCGCCGAGTAGGTTTTGCCCTTGGCCTGCAACGCGCCGAACAGCCACACCGGGCGCTTGCGCAGCAGGGTGTCGTAGATGGTGATCAGGTTCGAGCGCGTGGCGCGGGTACAACCTTTGACCTCGACCCGCTTGAGGTACTTGAACATGTTGTACAGCTGGCGCAGAAAACGCTCCTGCACCGAGGGGTCGGGCAACAGGTCGATCAGGTCTTTCCACTCGTCAAACGCCCGGTCGATGCCATAGTCCGGGCGCTTGTCCAACTCGGCCAGCAGGTTGTTCTTGATGATGTCGATGGCCGAGAGCGGGATGCCCCGGTTGTTGATCGTCTCAAAAAGCACAAAGGCATCCGAGTGGCTGGGCACCTCGATCTTGACCAGGATTGCCGCCTTCAGCTTATCCAGCAGCGCCAATGTTTGCTCGATACTCAGCGGCTGCAGACGCTCGCGGAAATAGCTATACGCTTTGGCGATACGGCGATTGCCGAAATAGCTCAGGCCCTTGGGCGCGGAGACTAGCTTCGGGAAGAGGTCACTCAGTACCTTCTGGAAGTCGGGCTTGTTCTGTGCCTGTTCGCTGGGCTCAAAGCGCCACTGATTGGTCGACTTGATAAAGAGCCGGTTCTTGAGGTTTACCATCTCAACATTGAAGTCGTCATCCGGGTCAGGATGGACCTTCAGCCGGTCGTAGAGCGCGCAGAACAGCAGGCTGATCGTGGTGAAACGCTGCTGACCATCGATCAGCTCCAGACGTCCTCCTGCCATCGAATCCTTCTGGTTGTTCACGCAGATGATCGAGCCCAGGAAATGCCCCTTGGGGGAATCCTCCAGATCATTGAACAGCGCCTCCCAGTCCCTCGGTTTCCACACGTACTCGCGCTGATACTTTGGGATAAAGAACCGCTGCCCAGCATCCGGGTTGAAATAGTGGCTGACCGGGTAATCCTGAACACTACTGATCATTCGTCACCCCCGGCCTTCTTCTTGCCGCGTGCCTTTTTCGGCTTGGCCTCGGGCTCGATGTAGATATCCTCCAGCCCATGCGCGATGGCCAGCGATTTGTCGGTCTTGCACTTCTCGCGCACGCGCTCGGGCCAGTAGTTCATGGCCAGGTGCGCCCAGTCGTAGTCGCCTTTTTCCAGCTTGGCCCAGGTGTCTTTGAGCACCTTCTGCCAAGGTTTGTGGCGGAACAGCGGCCACAGGGGTGCAGCGCTGATCTGCACGCCATCGTCGTGGTTGGGCTTGTAGGTCGGTGCGAGCTTAAGCAGGGTGTCGCGCAGCTCGATCAGCTCCAGCTCAAAGGCTTGCAATGCCTCGAACTGCTTTTCGTCGTCGCGGCTGCGGGCAGAACCCTTGTTGCGCAGAGTCGTCACGTCAGCACCGACTTGTTTTAGCTTCGGCTCGACGAAGTCGTTGATTGCCGTGTACAGCGTCTGGCTGCTGAGGCTGGGGTAATAGACCCACAGCGTGTAACTGCCGGAAGTCGTGCTGAGCGGCCAGTAGATGGGCGCTTTGCGACGGCTCTTGGAGTAGCGCTGCAGATGAAAGGTGAAGAAGTCTCGCTGCAGCCAGCGGCGCACGTCATCTGGAACGGTCATGTCGACGCGCTCCAGCACTTCCTCAACTAGGCGCGCGAGGTCATGCATGTTGCCCTGGTCGTCTACCAAGATGCCGGCGTGCACATGGAAGGGTTCAGCATTGGCTGAAAGCATCCCAGGTGCTTGCTTGGGAAGTGGATCAAACGGCATTGGTGCAGAGAGCGTCTGAGATTCAGCGGCGGCTCGTCGCACATCAAAGCGACCAAATGCGACCCCGACCGTGTAGGAAAGTATCGAGCTCCTGACGAATTCAGCCGAAATCGATTCCTCAACGTCATCATCACTGTCGTCTTCTACAGCCTCTTCATCCTCGGTGTCGGAGCCTTTCTCCAGAATTTCATCCGCCCATGTGATGTCACTCACTCCATAGACTGCACTGATTTCCCTGCTGGTCTCATCGAGTGCACGAGTGGTCGAACTTTCTGCCAACAGCTGAAGACGTTGGAGCTCGGTCAGAGAGGTGGGAATGTCCCCCGCCAATGTGGGCGCAATAAACCAGGGTGATGTCTCATTTACCCTTGCCTTGTACTCAATGATGGATCGCATTGCCGCACTCACACAGTTTTTGACCGTCTCTTGGGCACGTAGTGATGGAGTTCGCCAGGGCAGCCTCTTCAGTGCCCCTGTAGAGTAGTCGCTTGCATTTGACTGTAAATGGATAATGGCTCGAATTGGTTTGCTGTTAACCCAGCCTAATAAATATTCGGGCGAGATATCGTGTTCCGGCAGAATGGCGGGCCCGTTACTTGTAAATATCATTCCCGCAGGCAATGCTCTTGCACTGAATCCGCGTGAACTACGCTTCGAATATGTTGCACCGGCACGGTACCAGTAGTCAGAGGCTTGACGCACCTGCGCAGTAGATCCGTTCATTGCAAGGTTAATTTGGCGAAGCTCCGCGCCATCCTTGCTCCAGTTCAGCAATAAATGAAAATCAGAATAGAAGAACGAGAATTCTCCGCCCTTGTTGAAAGGGGTCCATTTATTTCCGACGCCGATTGAGCCCGCAGGAATTTCCCATGACAGTCTGATAAATCGGAAGTTGTCAAAGGATTTCATCCCTTCGCGTGCAGTTCCGCCAGTCGGCTCAAAACGTACGGGATCGGATAGGAGTTCACGAACTTCTGATGTTGCTGAATATAAGAGCTTCCCTTGTGGAAGGGCTGTGAACCAACTTTTCATGCACGAAATGGCTTGCTCGTTGGCTTTCGAAGCAACAAGTAGCGCATCCCTTGCACCCGGCTGTTTTCTCAAGTCAAGTGCTTTGAATGAGTCGCTACCATTCCCATGCAGAACATATGCAGCCGCCTCAACAAGCGCATCATCCATGACACCCCAGCCGAGATCGGCCAGGACATTCAGGCGCGACAAGACGATGTTCACCCGATAGTGTTCGAGCCGCGGGGAAAGCAAGAAAGACCGCGAAGAAATGCATCCGACATAACCCCTTGGGGCAAGTTCCGTCGCTCGTGCCACAAACGATGCGTATATATCGTTATGCGAGCCGCGATAGCGGTCTCGAATAATTGAGTACGTTGATTCGGTAGGCGCTCCAAACGGAGGATTCATTACGACCACGTCGAAAGCGGTTCTACAAAGATCGATGAGGCGAAGGCCTTCCAACGCATCCTGCGCAAACAAGCGTCCCTGGTAGGTTGATTTCGCTGCCTGGGCAAATTCCGCGAGTGCTTCACGCAGCCGCACCTCGGCTTGCTGCCAGCTCTCTTGCTCCTGTTGCGCGAAGAGTCCAGTGCCTTTACCGACATAGACCTGGCGTATCAAATGTGGCAGCTCTCGTTCTATCTGTAATAGCACGCCAAGTTCGGGCAGCCACTTGAGCAGCTGCAGGGTCTTCTCAAACAGTGCGGCATCGTGCTTGTCGAGGTTGGCCGCAAACTGCTGGCGCAACTCACGCTCTGCTGGCGGCGCAATGGCGGCGACCACGTGGCCCCGCCCGATCAACGGACGGTCTTTGGATTTGACGCTGGCATCGTGCCAAGCACGCTGCGCTCGCAGCCACAAGGCCAGCGAGGCGATTTGCGCGGCGCGCGGGTCGATGTCCACGCCATAAATGTTGTGTTCGATGATCAGACGCGGCACGTCGCGCAGAAAGGCTACCTCGTCGTCATAGGTTTGACTTAGCGGCCTGAGCGCAGCCTGGGGCTGGGTGGACACATCCAGCGAACCCGGGCCGTGCTGTTGTTCCCAGGCCCATGCCTCGCGGTAAATCTCAGCAAAAAGGTCGAATGCATACAGACCAAAGTGCATGGAGCCGCAGGCGGGGTCCAGTAGCCTGAGTGTGCGCGGGTCGCGCAGCTTGGTGGCTGCTTGAGGCGTTTCGTCCGGTTTCACCAGCAGGTATTGGCAGCGATCGCGCATGCCGGTGGCCCCGCCAGTAGCGTTGAACCAGAGTCGCCCGAGGGTGTTGTCCACCAGAAACTCGACCACATAGCGCGGCGTGAAGAACTGGTTGCGCACGGCCAGTTCGCGGCTGTTGCGCGGCGCCTGACTGGCATCGCGCATAGCCTTGCGCTCTTCTTTGGAGTTGAAGTACTGGTAGATCCAGCCGATGGTTTCATCCTCGCTCCACAGCGGGGCAATGTCGGCATCGTTGATCAGGGTCAGCACTTGCAGCAGCGCCGCCTCGCGCGGGAACAGGCGGCCCTGCGGCGAATAGCGGTCGAACAGGCCCGGCAGGTCTTGGGCGAGTTCATCGAACACGCTGAACAGGTACACGCGGTAGGCATCACCGGTTTCGCCCAGGCCGGTGCCAGCCAGTCGCGCATAGAGCTGAAAGCCCTTGGCCTGGAAACCGTTTCCCACTGATTCGACCAACAAGCCACGCGCCTCAGCCATGCGCAGCGCCGCCAGGCGGTTCAGCACGGTAAAGGCCTGCTCGCGGACGATACGGTCCAGCCCCTGGGTGGCATTCATGTCGCCACTGGCGGTGTAGTGCGCCAGGGTGTCGCGCAGGATGCGGGCAGTTTCGCGCTGCGCGTCGTTGATATGGCGCAGACTGGCCAGCTCCGCCACGGAGCCCGCGTTCGGGTCCATGCCATAGTCGTTCTGCAGCTGGCGGGTGAATTCCTCTTCCAGCACCCGGCGCGCATCGTTGACGAAGCGCTGGAGGCGGTTTCTTGTTGTTTGGTCGAATGCCATCAATCGATTCCTATTGTTCTGTGCCTGCTTGCAGTGAACCGGGCGCTTGCCAATCCTGGCCAAAGTGAGCGCGCAGGCTCTCGATGGCGGGCGGCAAAGCGCCGTCGCAGGTCACGCCCAGGTAGGTGGCCGCACGCGTGGTGCCCACGTACAGGTATTTGTCGAAGAGCGCTGGATGCAGTGCGGCGAGTTGGTCAATGCCCACGAAGAACACCGCTTCGAACTCCAGGCCTTTGATGTGTTGGATGTCGAACACGCGCACGTTGCTTTCCTGGCCCACCGCCTGACCCTCGCGGCAGGCAATGACCTGGATGTTGTGTTCGGACAGGGCTTCGTTAAGCGCCTCAGCCACTGGCGCCACATCGTCTTCGGCATTCACAAAGATGGCGGTGGACGGCAGCTGGCCGACGAAACGCTCAATCTCTCGGATGCGATCTGCCAGCCAACTGACAACGATTGCTGTGTCCGTTGCGTGCTCCAGGAGCGCGGGCGCTACGCCACCACTGTCCACATGCGCAGGCAAGCTGACGTTCTGCTCGGTGCCGCCGACAGCGCGAATCATGGCGCGAGCCAGATCGTTCAGTTGCTTGCTCTGCCGGTAGGAGACGGTGATCTCCTTGATGTCGAAGTCGGCAAAGACCCACTTCATTTCATCGGCGGAGCGGGCACCCCAGGTGGTCAGGCGCTGGTTGAAATCGCCGCAAGCAAAGAACGAGCGCAGCCGTGGATGCGCCAGGGCGGCCATGCAGGCAAGCTGGATAGGCGAAAAGTCGGTCGCCTCATCCACCAATACCTGGTTGCGGTAATGGCCCAGGATGGGCTGGAGTGCCGACCAAGCGGGGCTGTCGATATCGCGCAGGACGTTGGGCCGGCTGATCAAGTCGCCTGCGGCGCGCAGGATGGCGAGCAGCACAATGTCCAGTTCGAGCGGATGGATATCGCGGGCTTCGAAGCCTTCGTTGCGATACCAGTTCCCGGCTTGCTGGCGTTCGCGCCGGAACGCGCGGTAGCGCTTGGGAATGCCGTCGAGATAGCGCTTGACCGGGTTCACGAAGCGGCGCGCGTTGGTCTGCACCAGCAGGCTCGCACCCACCTCAGCGCGGTCGGTTTCCGTCAGGCCGCGATCGGCCAGCCACTCGATGATCTTGCCGTTACGCGACGTCTTGCTGACCGCACGCTTTGAGGCTGCAGATCGGGCTTGGGCTCGCACCGCTTGCATGTAAGCGGTGAGAGCTGCGGCACGACCGGTGCGCGGTGCTGTGGTGTCTTCTTCCTCATCAGCATCAAGCTCGTCTTGTTCGTCGGCATCGGTGGTCTGGGCTTGCTGCAGGCCGTCGATGAAGCGCGCCAACTCATCAAGGAACGCCCGATTGCGATTGAGCTGGAGGTTGAGCGCTGCTTTGATCTTGCCGTCAGAGGCATCTTTCAGGCTGGCGACGAGCGCCTGTACTTTGGGAAGCTCGGCTGCTAGCGATCCGAAGGTGGACGCCAACGCGCCATCGCTTGCCTGCGTCAGGATGTTGTGCAGCCGTTCGCCCAAGCTCTGGACTTCTGGCACCTTGGCTTCGCGGAGCATGTTGGCCGCTTCATGCAGCTCTTGCACGTAGGCCTTGCGCTGCCACGTGTTGAAATCGTCGAACCACTGAATCGGGCGATCCAGTGCCTCTGCGTTCAGGCTTGGCAGGCTGTCTTTCAGGACAAAGGTACCGCCACCCGATGCGGTTCTGAGGACGCCGAAAGCGTTTCTGGCCAGCTCGCGCCGGTAGTCCTGCCAGGTTCTGATGCGCAGATCGGAGGCGGGAACGCCTTCTCGCGCAAAAGCCTCCTTTAGGTACTGCTTGAGCAGTTCGGTGGGCGTGAACATCAGCCAGCTGTTGGCGTGCGAGACGCCCTGTGTGGTGGCCACCGTCTCAACCAGACGTTGTTCGCCTTCTTCCAGAAAGGCAGTGTCGAGCTTCTGGCCGAGACGACGGATCAAGGTTGTCGTCTTACCCGTGCCGGGCGGACCAAGAATCAGCAAGCGCTTGTCGAGGGGAAGGCGAAAAATCTCATCCTGGTACTGATCCAGAACGGGCTGATCGCGCAGCCCCATCTTGGTGATGACGCTGCGGCGTACGCCGTCGATGATGTTGGCCTTAACGGTTTCTTCGGCCAGCAGTTGACCCAGGAGGTCTTCAGTGACTTCTTCTCCGGCAACCTCAGTCAGTAGCGCTCGCAACGACTCGATAGTGAGTGGGCCGAAATGCTCGGCTTCCACCACGGTGTCGCGCGAATCCCAGCCATCGGCCAGCGCGGCGGGGCGGAGTTGGGCGCGCTCCAAGACCTCGACAACGGTGCCATTGGGCAGGGTGAATTCAGCCCCGATCGCCAAAGAGGCCAGACGACCAACTGGGGCGCGATAACTGGCCAGATTCTGAAAACCCGAAACCGGCGTGGTTCGACAGATGTAATAGGTTCGCTCGTCGCCTTCCTCATCCACGACAACGACACGGGCGATCGCAGGCTCAGCAGCCAAAATCTGGTAGCTCTCTCGGTTGGCCTGGCTGATCTGATCCAGTTTCTGGATGGCCGAACTAGACGTCATCGTATTGACGCTCGCCAAGGCATCGGAGCCCAGCGTTCGCCCATCGTGCAGATTGCGTTTTGCAGCTGTAGCGATGCTGTCGAGCTGGGTGAGCGCCTCGCCGGCGACCTGCTCGATGTGTTGCCTGGATTCGGTAGTCAGCTCCATGCTTAGCTCCCATCCGTTCCAGGCTGTTCACCCAGGACAAGAGACACTTCGATCTCGGCATACAGCGCGAGCTGAGCCTTGATTTCGTGGAGCTGTTGAATCAGCGCGTCGATGTCTGCCGCCGAGGTCATCTTCACCGGCACGGCGATCGACTTGGTGAGCTTGGCGGGGCCTTTCTCGCCTGTCTTGGCCCGCTCTTCCTCCATGCGCTGGCGCAGGCGCTCCTGGCCCTGGCGCTGGATCGACCGCTTCAGGTCGTCGAGGGTGCTGTTGATGTCGTAGTCGCGGGCCAACAGCTTCTTGAGTCCAGCCAGATCCTGCGTTGCTGCCAGGGCGAGCCCGTCCAGCCGGTTCACGGCGTTGCCGCGCTCCTCCTGGGTGAGTTCTTCCCACTCGGGGATGCGCTGCAGATCCTCGACACCTTCCTTCAAACGGAGCTTTTGCTGATCGGAGAGCGTGATGACTGCATCGCGCACGCGCCCCTTGAGATGGGTGAGCTGTGAATTGAAGTCGGCGGTGTGTCTGTAGAAGTCCTCTTTGCACAGGCGCTCAGACAGAGTTCCCAGGTCTTCGGCAAGTTCGCGGCGCAGCTCCCCCGGCACGCCGGTGTCCGGCAAGGCCTCAATGTCACGGCGATGGGCTTGAAGATCCCGAAGGGTTGCATCGAGCCCGTTATCGAGTACGCGCTTCACTTCGAGCGCCCACTTGAGGTTGTCGTAAATGGCGGATGTTTCTGCGCCCAGCCGCTGAGGCGCGTCGGAAGCGTCTGTGAACAGGACGTCGGCAATGTCCTGGTTCAAAGTACGGATGCGTTCGCTACCCGCCAGCCCAAGGCCGCTGAGCTTTTCAGCCAAGGAGCCGTAGTCGTGCTGGAAGCGCGGGAAGTGCTTGGCCGCCGCCTTGCTGATCTCTTGCTCAAGCGGGATCACCATGTCGCCCACCAGTTCGGTGAGCCTTTCAGCGGCACGTCCGAGCGTTTCGATGGACGGGCGCTCGTCGCGCAGCGCGACGCCGATTTGCTTGAAGGAGTTGTTGGTCTTGAGCGCGTCGATCGCCTGTTGCCCAGCAGCTGTGACCTCACGACCCGAGACCTTGAGCTTGATTTCGCCGGCCATCAGCATGGCGGCCACGATGTAGCGCGTGGTATCGGGTGACCAGCCAAACGGATCGTTGCTGAAATCGTCGAGCAGGCGCTTGCCATCGACGGTACCGCGCTTGTCGATGTAGTCGCGGATGCTGATCATCGCCTTGTGGTCGGTCTTGAACGAGGCGCGACCGGCCACGGTTTGCACCAGGCCGAGCGGGTCCAGGGCACTGCTGATGGCAGCGGGGTTGGCGACCTTCAGGAATTTCTCGGCGGTGTCGGTTCCAGCACGTACTGGGGCTTCTACGTACCGGTCGAACACCTGGTCAGCTACGTCGGAAAGCAGCTTCTTGGCGGCCTCCAACAGGTCGGCATCCAGCGCCGATACCGCCGTTGCCTGGCCACGGAAAACAAACGAGCCCGCTTGCAGGGTCTGCTTGATCTTGCTCTGCAGTTGGGTCGCGAGCTTGGCAGCACGGTCGAGCTGGCCGGTGCAGTAGTCCTTGACCTCTTGGTCTGGCTCGTTGCGGTGCAGTTCGGCAATGCGCTGGCAGCGATAGATTTCGTTTGCCAGATCGTCGAGTTCGGAATTGGCGCGAGCCAGGAGCCCGATGACATTCCGACCCGCGCGACTGCGGGAATCATCCAGCATCCGGTTCTTGGCTGTGTCGTAGTCGCTGGCAGGCACCAACTCGACGACAGTTTGAATAGTGCTCTGATCGCCGGCCAGGCTGGTGATAGCGCTGCCGGCCTGGACCTTCAGGCCCGTTGCGACCGCCATCGTGCCGTGGAGGCTGACGCGGGGCAGCGGATCGAACGACTCGCGCAGCGCATCGTTGAAGATGCGCTTTACATCGACAGTGCGCAGTGCAATGGCACCTCGCTCCTGCTCGATATCCCGCAGCTTCTCGCTGAGGAACACCAGGTTGCCATCCTTTTCGCCGAGCGGCACATGCACGTCGTTCAGCATCTCTTCGACGGCTTTCTTTACCGTATCGAGCTGCGATGCTGCTGTGATGGACGGGTGCATCAAACTGGCGACGTTCTGCACCGACACCGGCAGGTTGCCGAGGATTTGCAGCACCGCGACGGACTTGGCGATGTCCTGATGGAGCTGCGAGTCCGGGAAGCGAATCTGCACCTTGCCGACCGCCTGGTGGATCGAGGTGAAGGCACGGCGAATGTCCTTTTCCAGTTCGTCGTACAGCGTCACCGTGGTGGCCAGCCAGCCCACGGGCTGATCGGCCATTGCCTTAGAGCCGCCTTCGCCTTTCAGGACATCCTGGATCACCTTGATCGCGGAGCGCAGGCCAATGCCGCCAGTGGACTTAGCGAGCGCGCCCAACAGGTGCAGCAGGATGTCGAAATGCGCCGGCAGGAACGGGTAGAGATTGGTGAAACTCTCTTTGCTGAAGTCCGCGTCGTAGTACTTGGCGTCCTGTAACTTGGTGTTGTGTCGCAGCGCCTGACCATGGGCATCGAACAGCTTGCCAAGTTCAGTCTCGCCCGCCGGCGATTTGCCGAGCAAACGGCGATAGCAGATCTCTTTGATGTCGCTCGATTCGAGGTCGATCTGGATCGGGAAGCGGTCTTTCAGCTTGTAGAGCTTGTCGGAGTTCAGCGCGGCGCGGGGGTCGTCCTCGGTAAGGGTCTGCTGCGCAGTAGAGATGATCCATGCCTTGCCGTCGCCCAGCCGCTTGAGGTTCTTGGCCAGGCCATCGAGGTTGAGGATCAGGTTGTCACGCGAGGCAACGTACTGGCCGACTTCGTCGACGATGAAGATGATGTTCTGCTTACCACTCTTCTCGCGGACGATGTCGATCATCTCCTGCACGCGCTGGTCTTCGAACTGGAAGAAGCCCTCGGTGCTGGAAGAGAATGACTTGGCCTCGGGGAAGAGTGCCGGGTACATCTCATGGGCGATCTTGGGGATCAGTCCGTCGATTGCCAGTGGGTTGTTCTGTACTCGGGCCCAGGTTGCGCCCGGCAGTGCCTTGGCGATCCGTTCATGGAGCTCATGCGTGCGGCCATCCTTTTCGACCATGCGCTCGAAGGCCGCGACCTTGAGGTTGCGCGAGTAGCCGGCCCACTGCAGCACTTTGAAATAAAGGACTGTGGAAACATCTTCCATCGTGGCGCCGGCGAGCATTTCGCTGGCGAGGTCGAGCATGACCACAGCGGCAGGGAAGCGCTTCGCCACAGTGCTGAGGAGGGCCTTGGTTTGTGGCTTGTGCAGGCGGTCCTGCAGGTAATTGATGAACGGCGTGCCGTCGATGGTGCGCTGATCGTCAAACGCCAGGCCGAGGTACTTGGTGAACGAGCTCTTACCGGAGCCGTAGAAGCCTGAGACCCAGACGCCCACCTCGTTCTCACCACCGGACTCCATCGCAAGCTGCATGCGATCGAGGAGCTTGCGAAACTGCTCCTCAATGCTTTCGGTGACCACGTATTCGGAGATCTCAGCCTTGAGGCGGCCTTCTTGCGAGGCGCCATAGGTGATGACCTTCTCAATGGTCCGGTAGATGTCCTTGCTTGGGTCGAAGAGTGAGCGAATGGTCATAGGTTTATCCCAGGATTCTTTTGTCTGTTCAGCCGCCGACGTGGACGGAGCGGTAATTGCCGTCTTCCGGGTAGAAGCCGAGAAACTTCAGGCGCGTCTTGCCGGTTCGCACGCCGGGGTACAGAAAAATCGTCGGCACATGAAACTTGCCCTGGAGCTGGCTTTCGATGGCGCCGATGCGCATAAACGGATGCAGTGCCTCAAGGTCCGTTACCAAGAGCAGCGCGTTCTGCTGGCCTTCGAGCGGCTGCAGGGCATCCTCAAGTCGCTTCAACAGGCCGTTATCCGCCGTCAGAATGTCCGCCAGCGCCTTGTTGGTACGCGGCCAATCCAGCGGAGCGGACTTGTCCTCCATCACGCACAGCGACCAAAACGGGTCGTCTTTGAGCAGGGCCCAGATCTGTTCAGCGATGGAGAACGTGTGCACGTCCCAGCCTTCCTGATGCAGCTTGGCCACCCAAGCGGGCGTTTGCCGCTTCACCTCGAGGATCTGCTCTGGTGGGAAGACGAGGTAGTAAATCGGCTCGAAGCTCGCATGACCGAGCTCACGCCCGTGGCGGATGCGCTCGCGCAATTCGTCGAAATCAGCTTTGAGTGAGGACATCGCAGAGCGCCTCCATGTCTTGTTGTTTCCAGCTGATGCGGATCACATCGCCAGCAGCCTGGACGATGAGCAACCCCTTCAGCGAGAGTCGTTTGATTTCCTCCAGCACGTCTTCGCGCGCCAGGCCAAACAGCTGCCAGTCTTCGTGGGTCAGCAGCGCGTTATCACCCACGCCGGAAAAGTGCAGCTCATAGGCTAGATATGCAGCCGCAGACGGCGAGATGCGGAACGGCAGGATGCGGCGGCTCGAACGCAAACCGCGTTCAAGCATTCCGTAGTCGGCGCAGCACCCGGTCAGGTAGGCGGAAACGCGCCGCACTGTCGTCTCAGACCAGCGTTTAACTGTCTTGCCGTCATCGATGCCTCGCTCGACAAAGGCACGGGCGTCTTCATTGGTGATCTGTGTGTATCCACCGGCGTATCGAGCCCAGTAAACGTGGCGCACGAAGTCACCAAGAATGGGATTGGCGCGGCTCGTGAAAACCAGCATGAGCTGCGTCAGATCAACAGTGGAAATTGTTGCCGACAGGCGCTTGAGGTGAGCAGCCGGTGTACCGCCATTGACCAGATAGCGCGGGGCAAAGCATTCGACGACGATGTTGCGGAGTCGGCGCGCGGTAACTGTGGGGAATCGGCCAGACTCCAGCGCGACTTGATGCAACTGATTCGCCGACATGCCTGGCGACCACAGCTCGAGCAGCGTCTTGGTCTCGTTGACGAGCCCGAGGCCTGCTTGTAACTGTGTCGTGTAGGGCTTGTTGTCGGCCACGATCAACCCACCAGATACGGATATGTTTTGGCGTCCTGCGTGAACGCCGATAGATAGGCTGCCGCGATGGCCTTCAGGGTGTCGGTAGAATCAATATCCTTGATGCTTCCGACCGCCGTTGGACCCACGCTGGACGTGCCGCTCGTCGCGGCCAAGCGCCTCAACGCATCCAGCGCAGCCTCTTTGCTCTGCGGTGTGTGACTGGCGAGTTCTTCTCCCGCGCTGCTTTGCACGATCGCATGCAGGTCTTGTTCGACTTCTTCAGGCAGCCGGAACAGGTGGTAGCTACCCACGCTCAAATGCTCGTCGTGCAATCGTCTGGCTGCTTCCAGCACACCGTGATACTGAGCAAGGCGAGACGTTTTCGAGAAGACGGGTTCCAGGAAGAGCTTGCTTGATGCCTCATAGAACGCCGTGGGCCACCAGGCGCACTGAGCACGCTCACCGAGGAAGCCGACGAGCAGTCTCATCTGCAGCAACGTGGGCAGGTAGGATTCTTTCATCTCAAATCTCATCATTCGTTTGTTCTGCCGACGCGACCGGCGCAGGCAGTGATATCCACTGTTTAGTCACAATCCGCTCCCGCGCGGGCCGCATCCACAGGCGCATACCCTGGAGCCAGCACGGCGTTCTTGACGCCATACAAGGCCAAGTGGTCCTTGAGCCAAAGTCTGTACTCCGGCCCGCGCAGGCTGTGGTCTGCGGAGCAGTCGACGCTCCATTTCCGCAAGATGTAGCCGGCAGTCGCTGCCCGGAGCTTCATCTTCACCATGCCGCCGGCCATGCCGTAATCCATCTCCGCGATCTCGGGGCGCGGTTGATCGGGGTGCGGCACCAGCTCCAGCTCCACGATCCGCGTCCACTGAATGTCCTGGTCACTTTTTTCATGGGGCAGGACCTCGCTCTCCTTCAGCATCACGGATCGCTGCATACGCGTGATGACAAAGTCTCGGAAATCCTTGCTGCGACGATCGAAGGCGCGCACATGCCAGCGCAGACCATTGTCGATTAAGGCAAACGGTACGATCTCGCGCTCGGTTTCGCCGCTCGACAAGGAGTGGTAGGTGACTTTCAGCGGGCGCTCCTGATGGATTGCCCGGGTCACACAAGCGAGCGTGTCGAGTCCTGGCTTTGTGAGCCTGGAAGGAATCTCACAAGTGATCCAGGACTTGAGGGCCGAAGGCTCGCCATCACCAAAACCCTGTGATAGCCACGCCAAGACCCGCTCTGCCGGGAAATCAAAGACAGGCGTGAATCCATCCGCGTACCCATACACCTTGTTCTTGGTGTCGTAGTCCAGGTTGCCAGGGGCGAGATCCTTGTAGATCCCGATGTCCCGGGTTGCTGCTGCCGCCTGGATGCCAAAGCGCGACACCAGGTCTTGGCGGCGAATCTCTCCGATGAAGCGCAGGCGCAACTCAATGAACGCAAGTCGGTCGCGCTGGGGCTGGGTCAGGTCTGCAAGCTGTTCGTTGGACATCCTGGCTGCCGTTTCGGGTTAATGATCGCTAGTTGGTGCTCTTGCGGGTAGTATATGCCTCGCACGATAATATGTCGATGAATTGACGTTGCGTACCAGTCCATCGCATTTTGTTACTGACGGGAGACTGCAATGAGCGGGAGTCGATGGGATCAGCCTGGCGTGCCCCACAAGGGTTGGCACTGCCTGGACGTCGTCGATCTGCGGGCCGATGGAGGCCCGGCGGACGAGACTAACTACGCCACCTGCCAGATGTGCGGCAACGAGAAGATCCGCTACGTCCACATCATGGAACACCCAGATCTGGACCAGAGCTTTGAAGTCGGCTGCGTCTGCGCCGAGAAGATGAGCGACGACTACGAGGGGCCGAAGCGGCGTGAGGCCAAGTTGCGCAACCGGGCAGCCCGCCGGACCCGCTGGCTGCAGCGCAAGTGGCGGGTCTCCTCCAAGGGGAACAGTTTCCTCAACCTCGAAGGCTACAACCTGGTGGTCTATCCGACGAAGACGAGGCGCTGGGGCTACAAGATCGGGGACAGATTCGGTCCCAGGACATACCCGACGACCAATGAAGCCAAGCTGGCGCTGTTCGATGACTTCTGGGTGGCGACCCAGGATGACGAGCAGCTGTGGAGCAGTGATTGATGAGCCCCGGAGAAATGAGCAATGGCTAAACCTGTCGTAATCGGCTCGCGGAGCTTTCGAACCCAGAAAAGCGCGCTGGACCATTACAAGGCGCTGCTTCACCGGTATCAGGACGGGGATCGTATCTCTGACCCAGGGGACCACGCCGACCTCGTGGCCCTCATCGAACGGTATGACCCGATTCTTGACCAGGTTGGTGAGCAGGCGAAGGGGCGTGGCCAGATCGGCCACTTCGAACGGCGTCTGAACACAGGAACAGGCTGGAGCAACTCCGGCTTTTGGGTGGTGCGACTGGACGGGTCCGCCACGGACTTTTCGTACATCTGGGCCGTCAAAGGCCTACCAGGGGACCGGTCGAAGGATTTCTACGGCGCATGCCGGGAGGCTGTCGCACTCGATCTCGTTCTGGCCAAGAAGCGTGCCTTCGCGGAGCATGGCGACGCTCATGGGCTGGTTGCATGCGAACTGACCGGCGTGATGGTCAGCATCGACGACGCCCATCTGGATCACGCTTGGCCCAACTTCTCTCACATCGTCAGTGGCTTCCGGGCGGCCAGGGGCTGGTCAGGCGACATCCCGGACGGAATCGTGTCCGCCCCAGCTGACGGGCAGACGACGCCCACATTCGTCGACAAGGCAGTTGCGGATGCCTTCCGGGACTACCATCACAACCAGGCGATGCTGCGAATCCTCTCCAAGTCGGCCAACCTCCAGACTGCCAGCCAAGCTCGAAGACCTAAGATTGCACGCCCGGTGCGGCTGCTTTGATCAATTTCGGACGCGGGTTCAATTCCGCAAACGGGAATCGAACTGGCGTCCTGCATGATGCACTTGGCTGGTGACCCCGGCCGGGCAGAACTGGTAGGATTGACGGTAGATGGGGTTAGATTCCGCACCTTTCCGCAGCAGTTATAAGCGGTTGTAAGGCGCTGAGTTACTGAGGTTTGGCGCAGGGTTCCACCCCACCACCATTTTCACTTCCAATAACGTCCAGAAACATCTTAGAACCCGCGTAACAGCGGGTTTTTTTATTGCATTGTGTGTCCAACAAGGGGCGACACTGTCCATTGACATCCGGGGGGCAACATTGGAGGCAAGCGAGTTGCTCCTACAGGGAGTTGCCTCCATGCCGCTGACCGATACCGCCATCCGTAACGCCAAGCCCTGCGAGAAGACCATCAAGCTGTTCGATGAGCGCGGGCTTTATCTGGAAGTCTCCCCCGCCGGTGGGAAGTGGTGGCGGCTCAGGTACCGCTTCGACAGCAAGGAAAAGCGGGTGTCCCTGGGCGTGTACCCCGATGTGAGCCTGAAGGATGCCCACGAGTGGCGAGACGCGGCGCGCGAGCTACTGGCCGACGGCACCGACCCGAGCGAAAACCGCAAGGCGCAGAAGTCGGCGCGGGCCGACCGGGCGGCGAACAGTTTCGAGGTGGTGGCACGCGAGTGGTACGCCAAGTATTCCGCCGCCTGGGCGAAGCACATGGGCGTAATGGCCGGGATCAAGCTGCGCGAACAACAGCGCGTTGAATTCGCCGAAGGCGTGCGTCCATGCCTGTGGGTTGAACGAGTAGCGACCGTAGTCGGTCGCATCGCCCTCAATCTCGTCGTTCTCCTGCACGCGCAATTGTCCGCCCAGCGTCCAGCCGCCAAAGGTGTTCGGCGTGCGGTTGCCGCACAGCACGTCCTCCAGTTCCTTGATGCAGAAGTAGTAGACGCAGTAATCGCGGATACCGAAAACGGGCACGGTGCGGGCAACGCCGTGCCCCTTGTTCATCACCAGCTCGGTCTCCGGAATGCCGGGAGCGTAGCGCGCCGACGCGATATCTTCGTATACCGCCTCGATCAACGCGGCCTTGTCTGTCGGGGTTTTCGGAACTTCAATGGGGAATCTGCTGCCGGAAAACGCCTTCCAGAAACCACGGTTGAACCAGCGCAGGAAATCCGGCTTGTTCATTCCCTTGCTACCGCCGTCCCGCCAGCGCCGACTTTTCCAGCAATGCCGCGAGCGGGCTGCCGGGGGCGACGTGAGGGGCAACAATCTCAGCCGCGAGATCGATCACCAGCCGATTGCGCGCCAGCGCGGTTTCGCGGGTGGTGCGCCGCACTTCCGGCGGGCAGGCGGTGATGACCAGCATCCGGCCGGCCGCCAGCGGTTCGTGTTCTTCGGGTTGCGGGCGGTATTCCGTCATGCCGCGCGCCAGCACCTTGACCACGCGGCCCTTGCGCCGCAGCACCGAGCGCAGCACTTGCTGTTCCAGCGGCGAATGAAAGCCGCTGACGATGACCCGGCCGGCCTTGGCCCATTCCGGCACGCGGTCGAGGGTTTCGAGCAGGACATGGCCGGGACATTCTCGGGAGGCGATGAAGCCGAGCAGCGGTTCCGCCAGCAGCGCCGTCTCGCCAGCGCCGACTATTCTGGCAGCGATTTCCAGGCCGACACGCTGGGCGCAGTGAGGCAGCAAGGTGACAGGCGTGGGCTTCATTCTTCCTCGTCGGCTCCGCCCATGCGGTACTTGATGTCGTAGTTGATGATGAAGTCGGTTTCCTCGTCGGTGAAGTCGAAGAGCTTGGCGAGCTCCAAATCAATCTTGTCAATCACGGGCTTCGATAGGCTTGGATAAAACTCGTCATATTCAACGCGCCCGGTTTTGTATTCATATACCCGACGTTTTGAGTTTAGTTGAAGGTCTTTCATCAATGCATCAAACTGCTTGACGACTCCATCAAGATTCGCAGTGTCGATGGAAGCCATTGGAATGCTCTTGATGTCGTCGCCAGTCAGGTTGCGGCAGTTGCCCTGAACTGAAAACCAGAAATAGAACAGTGTGCTGTTGATGATTGCCCCGGCAGTTTTGGCTGTCTGCTGATTCTCGAAGTAAATATCTTTCAAGTGGTCGGTTGAGCGTTCCTTTGCTGGTGACTTGAAATACGGCTCAAAATCCATAGAGCGAATCCAGAAGACAGGGCTTCTGTGATATGTCACATGACCTTTCCCAGACTTTCGCAAGTATGTTCCGACAGTCGCCTTCTGTGAGGTCAGTTTATTGATGATATTCTTAGCCTGCGATGTGCCAAGTTTAGAAAATCTGAGATAGCCAGTTTTGAATGGACATGGCTCGTATCCAATCTTTCCGGGAAAGAGAATCTCACGCTCGCCTGCATACCACCGGAGATAGCTGCCGCAGAAACTCCCTTTCGTTGATGCACCAGAAATAATTATGGAGAGTCTGTATTTGACTCCATCAAACAAGACAGATGGATGAGCATCACCGCTAAAGAAAGATAGGCAGTTGAAGGTGAATCTACTTGTTAATAGATTCTGATATTCATCCATTCTCGATGTAGAGAAACCACTCAATGGGACGATAACGCCGAAACGCCCATTCGGCGCCAAAATTGAGAGACTTCGTTCAACGCAGTTCGCATAGAGATTTCCAGCGCCAATCGTCTTGTAGTCACTTAGGCTGTATTCGGTAACTTTGCTAGTTTCCACATACGGCGGATTCCCAATCACTACATCGAACCCACCCTCGCGCATTACCCCGTAGAACTCGGCAAACCAGTGGAAAGGCTGATGGCTCCCGCGCCATGCGACGAAGGCCGTCGCATTGTCCGGGTCGATGCCGTAATCGCGGGAGAGGTAGCGGTCGAGTTCCAAACTCAGGCCGTTCAGCTTGTCGCGCAACTTGCGCTTGTCATCCGCAGTGACCACGCCGCCATGCACGGTCTGCTGTTCGCGGAAGCGGTCGAAGAGGTCGGCCAGGTCGGCGGTGCTGGCCTTGATTTCGCTGCGGTGCGCTTGGTCGCTAGCGAGGGTATTGGCGGCGTCGAACTGGGCTTCGGTGGCGTAGCCGACCAGGGTGTTGCCGGCGCGGATGTTGAAGTCGATGTCGGGCAGCGGCTCCAGTTCGCGCCCGCCATCCACCTGCGACACCAGCTTGAGGAAGAGGCGCAGCTTACAGATTTCCACCGCCTCGGCCATGATGTCCACGCCGAAGAGGTTGTGCAGGATGATGCTCTTGTAGATGAAGTAACGGCGCGAGGGGTGCTTGTCCACTTCGGCCAGCACCTTGGCGAAATCGGCGTCGACGGGCTTGCCCAACTTCTTGGCATCTTCGACAAAGCCTTCCATGCGGTCGAGACAGGCTTCGTAGAGGGGTTCCAGCACGTTGAGCGCGGCGAAGAGGAAGGCACCCGAACCGCAGGTGGGGTCGAGGATGGCGATGCCGTGGCGGAATTTCTCATGCGCCTTTTCCGGCACCCGACCGACGATGGCCTGCCAGACGGCGCGCAGCAGGTCGGTGCTGGTGCAGGTGTCGATCACGTCCTGCATGAACTGGCGGATGTCGAGATTGAGGGTGATCAGGTCGTCGGCGCTTTTCACTTCGCCCTTGACCAACTTCTCGCGCATGGCCAGGCAACGGCTGCGGCGCTCCACATATTCGCGCCAGGTTTCGGTGGGCAGCGTGCCACGCTGAGTTTTCCCATCAGCGGTGGTCGTGTGGAAGACGGCTTCGCCCAGGTTGTAGCGGCGCTCGAACATCCGCGCCTTGGCGTCTTTCATGCCGGCCTGCACGAAATCCGGCAGGGCTGTTTCCGGCACCAGCTTGCCACTGGCATCGACGACGCCGGTTTTCATGGCGGGGTAGAGATAGCGGTCGGGATCAGCCTTAAGCAGGTTCCATACCGAGGTCTCGCCCTCGAAGGCGACCTTGCAGCGCTCGCGCGCCTGCTCGATCAGGTGCGGGACGACGGTGTTCTTGCTGATGTATTCGGTGATGTCTTCCTTGGTGTAGTACGCCCCCATCTGCTTCTGGTTGATGTACTTCTCGAAGATGTAGCCGAGCACGTCGGGGTTGATTTCGCTGCCCTTCGATAGCGGTCGGTCGTCGAGATGCCAGTCGTAGGCGTCGAAGAAGAGGAACAGGCGTTCGAAGGCTTCGTCGGGGATGTCGATGCCGGGGTTGGCTTCTTCCAACTCGTGCAGAGAGAACAGGCCACCGTTCAGATACGGCACATCGCCGATCAGGCGGGTGAGTTCGGGGTTGCGCTCACCCTTGGCCTGCCCCAATCCTTCATGGAACAGGCGGCGCAGGAATTGGCGGTAGAAGCTGTGGAACTTGCCCTTGCCGGCCGCCGCCTGAACCTTGGCCATGCGGTTGGCGAGATAGTTCTCGTCGCCATCGAGGAAGCCCTTCTTCTGAATGAAGTAGACGAACATCAGCCGGTTGAGCATCAGCGAGGCATACCAGGCCTGGTCGCTGGCAGCGCTCAGGCCCTCGATGAAATCGGCGAAGGCTTCGTGCTCGGCCTTGAACTTCTCGTAGAAGGACTTGGAAACCTTGTCGCGGTCGAAGGCCCGGCGCAGGCCGGTAATCACGTCGGTGAGTGTGATGGCCTCTTCTTCTTCCAGCGACCAGACGATCTGGTTCAGCTTCTGCCGCAGCACTTCGCCGCTGGTGCCTTTGTGCCAAGTGTGGGTGCGGGTGGCGGCCGGTTGCCCGGGCGCACGCGAAACCCAGAGCCAGGTGAGCGTGGTTTCGCCGGCATCGGCGAAAACCAGCAGGTGCTCGTGGGCGAGCTTGAGCGCTTCCTTCTCGATCTTGAGCAGGGTCGGGCGGGCGGGTACCTTGCCGGTGCGGTCCGGCGAGCAGCGGAATACCGCCACACCGCGCTTGTGGGCGACATTGATCAGCGTGAATGACTCGCCGTTGGCCGTGATGGCTTGCGGCTTGAGGCTGGCATGATCCCAGCCGAGTTCGTTGAAAAGCTGCACCAGCTTGAAGGCGTCGAGCAGTTTCTGGAAGCGTGCGGCGTCAATGGTCATGGTTGTTCTTCTCGGTGCCTGTCATCACGCCAGCCCCATCGAGCAAATCAGTTTGGGTTCGCGCTGGTTCTCCTGCTCGTCGATCACGCACAGGCGGCCGTCTTCGCGCAGGGTCAGCGCCAGTTCGGCCAGCTTGTGATCGTCGATGCCGGACTTCAATTGGCGGTTCAGCGTGTCAGTGGTCGATTGGTAAAGCGGATAGCGATAGATTTCTTCCAGCGCTCGGTCGATGCGCCGAACGTAGTCGTCGGTGATGAAGAGGTCGCGTTTGTCGCCCAAGCCTTCCCGGTAGCGCTTGAGCCGCTCGAACGTCTTGAAGCGGGCACCGGAGGGGCGGCCCAGCGCACCGCCGAAGGATTTTTCTTCCTCGACGATGTGGGCCAACCCTTGTTGCGTGAGCGCGTGGTGATGCTCAGTACGTGGCAGGGCCGGGGTGTCCGCCGCGCAGGCGGCCGCTTTCAGGATGGTGAGTTGGGATTGGGTAACAGGTTTGCCGGCCTCGTCCATCCAGGCCAGCGCGTCGTTGCCCTGCGCGGTACGCATGTAGAGCAGCACACCCTGAGGCGATGCTGGATTGTGCTCGTGGGCCTTGGTGGCATAGACCACGTTAGGCATGGCCTCGATACTGGCGGCGAGCGAAGGATCGGCATCGGTGGCGTTCTTCCATATCTGGTAGGCGTAGGAGGCAAGATCCACCTCGGTATCGCCGTCGTCGTCGAGGATGCCGTTCCTCTCGGTATAGAGGTCACGGATCAGCTTTTCGTCCGTATCGTCGTCGAAGAAGCTTTCGTCCGAACCCACGACCTCGGCATTCGCGATCAGCCGTTGCTTGACCCGGGCGCGCAGGTTGATGATCCGCTCGACGCCATCGGCCGGCACAAAGGAGTAGCAAAGGATGGTGTCGGATTGCTGGCCGATACGGTCCACACGGCCGGCACGCTGAATCAGACGAATGATCGCCCAAGGCAGGTCGTAGTTGACGATGATGTGTGCATCCTGGAGGTTCTGGCCCTCGGAGAGCACATCGGTGGCAATCAGCACGCGCAGTTCATTGGCTTTGTTGACCTGCTCACGCTTGCCGTTCGATTCCGGCGAAAAACGCCAAGCCAACGAGGTCGGGTCGGTGCTCTGCCCGGTGGCTTCCTCTACTTGTTTGATACCACGCGCGCCCAATTGCGCATTGAGATAACGGGCGGTGTCGGCAAACTGGGTAAAGACGAGGAGTTTTTCCTTCGGGTGGTGCTGGTTGATCAGTTTGATGAGTGCGGCCAGCTTGGTATCTGCATCGGCCTGCCAGTCACCGCAAAGTTTCAGCAGATGCAGGAGTGCTTGCGCATCTGCAAGCAGGTCTCTGGCGAGTGCATTGATGAACAGTGTTCCCGGCAGCCATTTGAAGCGGCTCTTCAGTGCGCCGCTGTATGCCTCGTAAGCCCTGGCGGCGCGGGCGCGGTAGTCGGCCTCGGTGCGCAAACCGTTAGTGGCGGTAGGATCAGCGATGTCTTCGTCGCCGTTGTCATCGGCCAGCAAGCCATCAGGGTCTTCGTCGTAGTGGCGTGTGTCCAGCAGTTCGGCGCCTTGCGCGCCCAAGGGGATGTCGAGCCCGTTTTCGATGGCGTGCAGAACGATAAGGTTGCGCAGGATGTGGCGCTCGATGGACAGAATGAATGCCGGGCCGGCACTTTCCAACCGCTTGAAGAGATTGGTGCGGCAAAAGCCCATCAGGCGTGTGCCGGCACGGGAAAGCCCCTCGATGATCTTGGCCTGGTGGGGTGTGGGCGGCGTCTTGGGCTTGGGTGCGATGTAGTTGCCCAAGCCGTAGCGCGGCAGGATCAGTTCGTTGATCGCATTGACCACCGGGGCACTGTAAAACCGTGCGTAGGGGTCGGACGGGTTCGCGTCATCGATTTTGAAGCTGAGGTTCTTGGGCAGGCGCTTTGGAAAATAGGATTTGCGTCTGTCTGAAAACAGCAGGTATTTGCCACGCTCATCTTCGCGGGTGTAGTGCTGCATGATGAAGCCGCGTGTGCGGCGCACCATGTACAGGCGCATGAGATCGCGCCAGTCATCGGGGAAATCACTCTTCTCGAATGCGGCCAACGAGCGGACGCCACACTGGTGACGGCGAATGAACTCGTGCTCGCCGCCCAATTCGGCCAGCAGCTTTTCCGGGCGGATGCCGATATCGGCATCTTCATTCAGGAACAAGGCCAGTTGCGCGGAAAGATCGAGGTAGGTCTTGTTGTAAGGCGTGGCCGAGAGCAGGACGGTCAGGCTGTCGTTGCGCTCGATATACTCGCGGATGACTTTCCACCGCTTGCTTTCCTTGTTGCGCAGGTTGTGCGACTCATCAATGAGGACCAGCCGGTAGCGCCGGGTTTTCTCCGGGAGTTCGGTCATCACTTTGGATAGCGGCAGCACCTTGGCGTGCAAGCGATACCGGTGAGCATAGTCTTCCCACATCGAAACAAGGTTTTTGGGGCAGATGATGAGCGTTTCGGTGTGGTAATCGTCCTCGAACACCTTGGCCAGCGCGGTGGCCATCATCGACTTTCCCAGACCGACCACGTCACCAATCAGCACGCCACCACGCTTGTTCAGATGGTGCGCGGCAATCTTGACGGCGGCGACTTGGAAGTCGAATAGTGTTTCGCCAAAAACCGCGGGGATGCGGAATTCCGAAAGGCCGGCACGCGCTTCCTGAGCCAGGTGAAATGCCATTTTCAGGTAGACGTGATAGGGCGGCACCAAGCGCTCGCCAGCCCAGCTCTCATCAATGATGTCTGCCAATTCCTTGGAAATATCGATGCACCAGCGGTCCCCCCAGCGGTCTTCAAACCAATCCACCAGTTTGTTGCAGGCGTCGTGCTCCAGCACATCGACGTTTAGTTCGCCCTGTTTGGCGAGGCCGGCCAGTGTCAGGTTTGAACTTCCCAGAAATCCCGTGACTGGATTATTGGCATCCTGTCGATGGAGCAAGTAGAGTTTGGCGTGGAGCGGATGGCGCAGATACACCTTGACGACAAGTTTCGTGGCGCGGATTTGCACGGAAAGCTGCCGCAGCGCCGCCTCATCGTCATTGGTCGGAACGCCAAGGGTCAGTTGTTGGCGGAACTCCTCGGCGATGCGCCGTTTTTCTCGTAGTGCCGTCTGATTATCGAGGCCGTCGTTGTCCTCACCGGTGCGTAGGGCTTGCCGAAGTTCATCACTCGGTGAGACGTGCATGCCAACCAGCAACCGGCAGCACTGCCCCTCGCCGCCTGCCCACTTGTCGACATGACCGGAAAGGTGGCGCCAGCCGCGCAAATTGAAATACCCGACGCAAAAATCTGCTCGCTCTGCAACCGTGAGCGTTTCTTGTAGCGCCGGCAGTAATGGTTTCTCTATGTTGTCGAAGATGCGTGGCATAGGTTTCGCTGCTTTACTGGTTATTTCTTAGCAAGTTATGGGTTTTCGTCAAACAAAGCACCTTGCTCAGGAATAGCTATCCCATTCCGCCCGCAGTAGTCCCGGATCAGCACCTCTACCATGTCGGCAATGGAACGGTGCTCGCGGGCTGCCGCCGTGCGCAGCGCCTCCTTCAAGCGCGGTTCGATGCGAAAAGGTCAGGGTCGTGCTCTTGGTGGTCGCCACGGCGGCCTCCCGTTGTGTATGGGGGTGCGCTGGTAATGTACTGCACTGTACAGTGGAGTCCGGCGTCATCCAACGGGAATCCATCAGCCCACATTTACGCGCGTCGGCTCATCGTCAACCAAGGCCGCCGGTCACGCATCGAACGCCACCAGAGCATCACCCAGTGACTGCTTGACCGTATCGCAATCGAGATACATAATTGCGGAAACGGAGGATCTGATCATGGCCCATTCCACGATGTTGCACGTCCGGGTGGACGACGAAATCAAGACGCAAGCCACCGAGGCACTGGCAGCCATGGGACTGTCTGTGTCAGATGCTGTGCGCATCCTGCTCAAGCGCGTGGTGAGC